TTTGCGTTTTGGAATCTGTGCCCTACAGGTGGCAAGCGGCATGGGTATCTTTTGGTGGAGCGGAATGAGGCGGGTGGCTTATCGGCCCGCTGCCACATCTGCTTTCAGCCGCGCAAAAAGCGCGGGGAAGGAAAGAGGAAGGGGAATGGGTAAGGATATGAAATGTGAAATCCCTGGCTGCGGCCAGCCAGCAAAGCGGGTAAGGGTGCAGCTTCGCTGGCGGTGGTATTGCACCTGGTGCCTTAAGGGTTTGATTAGAGGATGGAAGGTAGGTATCTAATGGCAAAGGCTTATGAATTTGTGAAGGCTGCGCAGCGCAGCCAGGAATGGCTGGAGATCCGAAAGGCTGGCCTGGGTGCCAGCGATATTGCAGCGGTGGTGGGAGCATCACCATACAAAACACCATGGCAGCTATGGGCCGAAAAGAGCGGCATTGCCCAGCCGCAAAAGGTAGGCGCAGCAGCCCAGCGCGGGGTGCTGCTAGAGGATGCTGTGGCCAAATGGTTTGAGCTAGAAACAGGAAAGCGCACCCGCAACAGCAATGGTGTGGTGCGCCTGGTAGATCACCCCTGGGCCATGGCCTCTTTGGATCGCACCATTGTGGGCAGCAAGGATTTGCTAGAGGTGAAAACCAGCAGCTCACCTAGGTGGCAGATGTATCCAATTCCCCCAGAGGTATATGCCCAAACACAATGGCAGGCCATGATTATGCAGGCCCCTGTGGTGTGGGTAGCGGCCTTGCTTGGCGGCCTGGTATTCCGCCTGGAGCGGGTTGAGGCAAACCCCGATTATCAGCGCAACCTGTTTGCAGCTGGTGCGGATTTTATGCGCAGGGTGCGGGAAGGTGATGCGCCAGAATTGGATGGCAAGGATTCATCCGCCTATGCGCTTGCACACCCGCAGGCATCTGAGCAAATGGTTGAGGCCAGCCCAGAAATTGAGCGGCTGTTTAATGCCTACAAAGATGCAAGCTATGAGGCCAAGCTTGCAGAGCAGCACAGCCAGGATCTAGAGGTGCAGATTAAGCAGGCCATTGGTGAGGCTGGTGGCATCTTTGGGCGCGGCTGGCTGGCCACCTGGAAGCAGAGCAAGGCAAGCCAGGTTGTGGATTGGGAAGCCATTGCCAATGAGCTGGGTGCCAATCCGCCGCTGATTCTGAAGCACACCAAAGAGCGGCCTGGCAGCCGCCGCTTCACCTGGAAAGAGGCTGGAGAATGAGGGTGATATTGAAGCCCTATGAGCTAGAGCTGGCGGCTGGTGTAGGTGTGCGTAGGCACATCAATGGGATGGCCAAAGGCATGGTGCACACAGGCGGATTCAATGGCATCAATGGATGGGAGCGGGATATTCATGGGGCCTGCGGTGAGCTGGCTGCGGCCAAGGCTCTCAACCTTTTGTGGGATGGCAGCTTTGGGGTGCTACGCACACCCGATCTGGTGCACCCCATTGAAGGCACCATACATGTGCGCACATCAATGCGGCCAGATGGGTATTTGGTACATAGGCCAAATGAAACCCAGGAAGGTATTTATCTGCTGATTACCTGTGATCCAAATGAGCTGGCGCGGGTGCCAGCCTATGAGGTGCGCGGGTGGCTGCCTGGTGGGGAATTCCGCCAGCATGAAAATTGGTGGGCTGAGCCGCGCAATGCGGATGGCTCCCAAAGGCCAGGTGCATGGTTTGCACCCCAAGCAAGCTTGAGGCCAATTGAAAGCCTCTTGCTAGGGAAGGTACAGGTGGAAGCATGAGCAAGGAAATTCTGGCGGCATTGAGCGCGCCATTCGCACCGCACCAGGTAAAGGAAAGGGTAGGCGCAGGCGGCATGAAATTGCGGTGGGTAGATGCCCGCACCATCAGCCAGCGGCTAGATGAAACCCTGGGGGTTTCGGCCTGGGATTTTTCAGCGCACACAGAGGCAGATGGGGTGGTGGCTGGCAAGCTCACCATCCGCCTACCAGATGGCACTACGGCCACCCGCCAAGATTTCGGATATCCAACGGGTGGTAGCGGTGAGCCGATTAAGGAAAGCACCAGCGATGCCCTGCGCAGATGCGCTTCATTATTTGGTGTGGCCAGATATCTCTACCAGGATGCAGGCACCCAGGCTTTTGTGGCAGCACATCAGCCCAGGCCTGTAATGCAGCCTGTGATGGTTGCACCTGGTGAGCATCCAGCACCACATCCATCAAATGATCCACAGCTGCTAAAGGCGGCCATGAATTTATTCGGAAACCTGAAGGGTGGCATCTGCCCCATTCATGGTGAGGCCTGGAAGCTAAAGCCAGCAGGAATTAGCAAGGCCACCAATAAGCCGTACAATGCGTTTTATTCCTGCGGTGTTAAGGATAACCAGGGATTCTGCAAAGCCAAGCCATCTGATACGCCAGATGGGAAGGAATGGCTGAAGGCCCAGCAGGGAGAGAGCGCACCAGCATCAGATGAAGGCGGCTTAGAGCAGCTCCCTTTTTAAATCATGGTGGGGTGGTGGCCTGGCCGCTACCCCACCGCCAGCAAGGAAGGTAGGAATCAATGGGTAAACGATGGCTGAAGGTAGCGGCTGAGATGCCGCGAGATGCAAAGCTGGTAGAGCTTAATTCGGATGCAGCGCGGTGGGCTTTTGTGGCCATCCTCTGCGCGGCCAAAGAGCAAACACCTGGTGGCCGCTGGGTAAATCGCAAACACCTGGTGGCCTGCATTCGGCCCAGCGAAGCCAAGCATATTGGCGCGCTGATTGGAGCTGGCCTGCTCTCTGAGGATGAAACAGGGATTGAGGTAAGCGGCTGGGCTAAATGGCAGATTGATCCAACGGGTAATGAGCGGCTAAAGCGATTCAGAGAAACGGAAAAGCAACGGCCAGGAAACGCTGGGAAACGGCCAGAGAATGATACAGATACCGAAACAGAAACAGAGAATCTTATTAGTAGGCCAAAGAGGTTTTCCACACCGCAGAGCATTGGCAATATTTTGGGGGTGAAGCCATGAGGCATTTGATTTTGATTGGCCCTATGGGTGCAGGTAAGAGCGCGCTGGCAAAGATGCTGGCTGAGCGGAAGGGGTACACCATCCATCCGATTGCGGGAGCTATCAAATGGCTGGCTGGTATGGCCTTCCCTGGAATCGGAAAGGAAACCCAGCACCTGGTGCAACAGGATTTCCAGGATGATGGGATGCGCTTCCCTGTGCGCTGGCTCAAAGGCAGAGAGATTTACCAGCAGCTGGGCGCGGCTGGCCGCCAAATGGATAGGCTCTTTTGGCTGAGGATTTGGAGCAATGCTTTGGAAAACCTTGGCCATGCGCCTGTGGTGGTGGATGATGCGCGGTTGAATCTAGAGATCTCTTGGGCGCAATCTGCCTTGGCCAATGCCTTTGTGTTGAAGGTGTACGCCAGCCAAGAGGTGCGAGAGCACCGCATTGGCGGGCCGCAGCACAGCGGTGATCCAACAGAATGGGAATGGGAAACCGCCATTGCGGATGCGCAGCTTGATACCTCTGGCATGGATCTAGAGGCTGCCTATGCGCGCCTGTTAGAGCTGGCGGATTTGCACCCATGAGCCTGCAAGATTTGGAATGCGCGGCCACCATGCTGGGCTATGGTGAGCCTGGCGTGCTGCCCACCGCTGATGGCTGGGTGGCTCTGGTGCATGATTCGGATGGCAGCGAAATCAAGCACAGCGCGGCCAATTTTGATGATGCGGTGGCGGGCCTCACAGCAAAGCTACACCGCTTCCTGGATAGTGTGGAAGGATAGGCAGATGAGCGCAGAGGCATTGCTAGGGATTGCATTGATTGCGGGTAATGGGATTCTGGGAATCCTCATGGCCGCATCCGCACCACAGGCCATTAAGCGCGGCCTGGGATTCACCGCGCTGTGGGCTTGCTTTGTGCTGCTCTCCCTGAGCAGCGCAATTTGGATGGCAAAGATGGTGGGCGGATGAGCGCGGCGAAGGTGGCCAGCGAAAAGGTGCAGCGCATCACCAGCTGGAATATGCAGCTCTGCCACTATTGCCAGGGCAGCATTGATAAGCAGGCAGAGGCCAGCCGCATCTTGCTGATTCAAATGCGCGAATCTGGCGGGAGCCAGCGCACCATGAGCTGGTGCCACCGCAAATGTATTCCAAGCGGCCAGGCAAAGCGGTGAGCCACATGAATGATCTGGCCATTGATGAAGCCAATGCAGCGCGATCCAGGCGCGGTAAAAATAGTAGGGCAAGAGGAAATGCTTTTGAGCGCACCATTGCTGCAAAAATTAATGGCACCAGGGTGGGGCATTTCGGCGGGAAGGCAGATGTGCAACACCCGCTGTATGTAATCCAAACCAAAAAGCTTAAGGCCTTCCCAGAGCGCATCTGGGGATGGCTTAAAGATCTCAACCCAAAAGCAGATCAGATCCCGCTGGTGATTATCGGTGATGCTCCTGGGCCTGGTGGCCGCACCAGGATTATGGTGTGCATGGATTTTGATGATTTCGTTGAAAGCTATGGCAAGCCAGAGGCTGAGGAATAATGCCGCTCTACACCTTTGCTTGCCGCACCTGCAAGGCGGTGATGGAGCTGCTGCTTCCTATTAAGGATGCAACCATGCAAACCAAATGCGCTGGCTGCGGCCAGGTTGCGGTGCGGATGCTTGATGTACCTGGTGTGATTTACAAAGGCAAAGGCTGGGCCAAGCGCGACAGAAAGCAGGGCACATGATCGGCGCGCTGCTGCTCTCCATATCAATGGTGGTGGCAGGGGTAGATGATTATAGGGAGCCCAGGCAAGAGCTTCCAACCATCTATGGTGTTGCCACCTGGTACGCGCCGCGAAATAATCCATGGTATCTGCGAGATGGCGCGGGATTTAAATTGGCCAATCAGAGAGGCGCGCCATATTTCCGCTATGCCGCAGCTGGGCCTGCGCTGCGCAACCTCATGCCATTTAAATGGGGTGGCAAGCCATACCGCATCCGCATTACATCCATGCGCACAGGCAAGGTTGCGTATGCCTGGGTGGTAGATACCTGCTCTTGCAATACCAAAGATCGGCCACACCTGGTAGATTTGGCCCCAATTGTTTTCAGCCAGGATCTAGGTGTGCGGCTGGGCATTGGCATTCAGCGGGTGAAGGTTGAGGTGATGCCATGAATGAAAAGCAGGATGCGCTGCGGATTGTGCCCATTGGCCTCAGAGCTGCAAATTCGTATGTGTTGCATCTGCATAGGCATCACAAACCCGCGCGCGGCCATAGATTCTCCATTGCTGTGGCAGATCAATTGGGCCACATTCGCGGTGTTGCAATTTGCGGGCGGCCTGTTTCCAGGGAGCTGGATTTTTTGCAGGTGCTTGAGGTAAATCGGGTTGCCACAGATGGTTGCCCAAATGCCTGCTCTGCTCTCTATGGTGCATCTGCAAGGATTGCCAAGCAAATGGGCTATGCCAAAATTCAAACCTATACCCTTATTGATGAGCCAGGAATTTCATTGAAGGCAGCGGGCTGGGAGCTTGAGGCCACCACAGCTGGTGGCCAATGGATACACACCAAAGGAAAACCGCGCCGCACAGATCAGCCAACAGATAGAAAAAATAGGTGGGCAAAAAACCTAAATGCTTTTATCAAAATTGTGGATACGATTCCTACCAGCATTGCTG